ATAAGCATCAATAAGGGGTGTGGCATGGGCTGGGGAGAACTGTTCTGCTATTCTAGCACTATCTAAAATGGCAAAAGCTGAACTTTTTGTTTGCTCTTTAGAAGAAAAATTAAAGTCTGAAGCATCAAAACTTACTCTAAAGTGTGAGGATTTTCCGTTCCATAAACTTAAAAATTCTGATTTGTTTATTGAAGACGCTGATAGAACTTCCTGAAAATTAGGTGGAACTTGTAAAGAACTAGTGAATAATAGGAAATTGTTTGTAGATCTAATGTCATCCGTAGCTCTAATACTATTATTTAATATATAATCAGAAACAGCTTTACTACCCTCAGAGGTAATCCCTATACAATTTAACCTATCAACAATTCTATTAACTAAATCTTGAGTGATTTTGGTATCTTTATAATATAGTAATTCTTCAAAAGGAGGTATAGGAAAATTTTCATGCTGTCTGTAATTAAACACAAAATCTTCATTTTGTTTAACATGCTCTAAGTATACTGCTTTATCAGTAATTGAACACTCATCTTCTAATAAAGCATTTTTACCCAACAAGTAAACACCTAGCCCGTCTGGTCCTTCAAACGGTTTAGCCCCCTCTAATAAAGCATTATCATATGAGTCTAATTGTGTTTCTGGGATAAAGGCATAATCTTTATACTTTAGCTGTTCTGGTAATAAACAAAAAGTTTTTCCTGTGTTAGAATTTACAATTTTTGATATTGGGAAAGTAGTCCCTGAGAAAACAAAATTATCAGGATATTCTTGAACCAAATCTAATAAAATATAATCTACATAATTTCTAATATTTTCATCAAAATTAGAGTAGTTGTACTCTGGTATATGTAACTTAGATGCTATTTCTTTTGTCCATCTATTTCTATCTGTAAATGCTGTACTATAAGTCGCCAAAGCATAATATAATAAATGGGGGACATAGGACTCATACAACTCTGTTATGTTCCCTGAAAGGTCATAAGACTCATCAGCAAAGACTGCATTAATAGCAAGCTGTAGTGCTTTCTTAGTACCTACAGCCTTATATATTTCTACAGCTTTTCTTAGTTGTAGCCTCCACCTAGAAGCATCATACCCATACAACTTCCAGCCAATTAAATTGGCTAACTCTTGTAAATACTCTTCTGGACAATTACCAATATCATAAATGAAATCTAACTTTTCGGCATCTTGATGAAACTTCCCAAAAGAAAAGCCTAAAGATTTTATAAATTTATAGAAAGGCCCATTAGACTCCAAGGAACTAGTAGTTTGTCCTCCTGTCGCAATGTAATTTTCAAATATTTCCCGTACTCTAGTATCGTCTTTTTCGAAAAGCTCTGGTGAATAAGCAATATCAACTAAAGTTTCTAGTTTTTTAAGCTGTTGAGTGCCACTAGTATATGTGCTTGAATCCACACCAGAAACATAATTAGAAGGGATTAAGTTTAAGCTACTGAAAGTAGCACAAGTCTCGTAGTTTTTCCATATAAAATGGGTAAGCCCTTTTATTCCATCTACTGTAGTTAGTGGTTTGTTTAGATAAGTTTTAGTTGCGAGACTACTAAGAACATAACTAGAAGGTTCAAACGACAATCCCCCATCAGCAGAGGTATTTAAAAAGTAAAACCATCCAAGAGCGTCAGAAAGAAATTCATGTGTAGAGGATGGGTCTGAGTTAGTACCCCAAACCGTAGATGCGTCCCCAACATTTTCAGCCAATAAAGGATCATTTAATATTATCTTAGGTAATAAAGTCCCAGAAAGAAACGACAGAAAATCAGAACTACTTGTGTAATCATTTAGACTGTATCCCAACGGGTGTAATATATTTTTTTCAAAATTATTAGTAGTGATATTTGTTAATTTATTTTGCTTTACAAAATATGGAGTTATGCCACTAACATTACTCATATTAGCCATATTAGCTGTAGAAGAAACAAGTAAAACACTACCAAAATTTGCAGCAGCATTTAAATGGCTATTAATAAGTTGATCTATTAAATCTACCTTATATCCACCTAGAGCTACATCTTCCTGAATATATGTCCCTGGCGTTATAATTTCTAACGCTTTGGCATAATTCCTAGATGTGTATTTTCTATCAGACATATTCTACATTTATTACAATATTATTAAGCTGAATAATTTCATTAAAATCAACAAAAATATCAGAATCTAAATTATCAAGTTTTATATACACAACTTTATCAACATCAGATAGAGTTCGTATCAAAGATGATTGATATAAAGTCTGTCCAAAGGACATATTATCCACGGAAAACAAAGTTAAAATCTTATCTCTAACTTCAGATTTAATAGTTTCTTCAATATACTTATGCTCTCTATCAATTACAATCGTAGTATGAAAATCCAAAGATCTAACTAAGCCATCTACAACAACAACCTCGTCTGTCATCATTTTTTTGGTAGAAAGATTATCCAGTAACTCTCTCTTATAAGAGATCGTTGCTTTTTTTAATTGTAAATCAGAAGCTTTTTCTAAAACATACAAATCTATAATATTAGCAGAAGAAAAGGCTTTTCTAACAGCAGCAGTAGCCTTACCCGTAGTCCCTTTTGATGTACTAAAATTATTGGCAAAAGTTACAAAATCATCTAAGGTTACAACCCTATCTTGTCTTCTAAAAGTTAAAGGGGCATATTTCTTAGCGTGTTCTATGGTTTCTGGTCCAGCACCCCCAGTGGCTAAATCAGTATTAGTAAGAAAACCAGCAACGCTATTACTTCCTAAACTAAATAAGGTGTTTGTTAATGCTCCTACACCTAAATTACCTCTAGAGCCCCCACCAACTCTATAATTTATTTTATATGTCGAGTTTATGTTTGGAGAAATTCCTAAATTATTGTCTCCAAATAGTACAGTAGCCTTGTAATTCTCATCATAACTTACTTCAAAAATTTTGTCGGAACCCCCTGAGGCAAAATAAACACTATCAACTTGGGTGTAGGCCCCATTAATATTGCTGTCATCCGAAGATATGTATACTTGAATACTACCATCAATTACTGATTCCTCATCCAAAATAACTTTTTTTGCCGCATCCCCAGTAGTAAACTCTCCATTTTCTTCTATAAACGAGCCTTCTTGGATAACTAAGTTAGACCAAACCCTATTTGCTCCACCGTCTGATTCAGCTACGGCTAACGCAATATCACTAGTAACATCAGCATCAGCCAATGCCCCATTTACCGTTTTATAAATGGTAAACGACACCGAAGCATTATCCTCTATAGAAGTTAAAGTAACATTCCTATTAGCAGCGGGAATAATAACACTTCCGTCAGTCCCAGGATTTTCAGTAAAGGTAAGACTAGCATTAGCAACAGCACTTAACGGACCTTTCATTTTTACACCAATAAGTTCTAAAAGCTTCTGAACATTTCTTTTGTTTTTAGAAGTCCTTATAAAGCACTCGTTAGCTAACATATCAGTTTTCATGGATATTACTGATCCCATATAAGCAATAATTTCAATTAAGACCATTCCTAAATCAGATTCTGAAAAGTTTTGGTAGTCTAAAGGATAAACAGCTTTTATATATTCTATAACATTCTCTTTTATAGATATAAAATCACTTCCTGTAAAATCAATTAGAGCTTCTTTTTGCTTATCATCCACCCTAACAAGCTTCATAAAGTCCGACACTACTTGCCCTGTATAATAACTCATCCTATTTTGACCTCCGTATAAAAAACTAAATTAGTTTCATCCCTTATCCGTACCCTAAGTTGTAAATTAATAACTTGGTTTCCGTCTGCACCAATCTCATCAACCTCTTCTATTTTTATTCCTTCAATGAGAACTGAAGTTAAATATTTATTAATAGAAGTTACAACTTGTCTTTTTATAGCTTCTCTAGTTGTAATATCTAATGGCTGAAACAAAAATCTTCTTATATTACACCCAAAATCAGGAAGCATTATTCTTTCTCCTGGGTGTGTGGATAGGAGTTGTTTTAGATTATTTTTAATTAAAGTTTCGCTTGTTTCAGTAAAAAAGTATGGAGATCCAACCTTAGAACCAACAGGAAAACCGAAACCTTTTATTTTTTCAAATTTTCCTTTTAGATCTTGATCAATAGGAACCTTATTGATATGCCCATAAACCGTTTTTGTTGTTGTATATGCCATTAAACTTTAATATTTTTAAATAATGCTTGTTGTGAAGTATAGTTCTTTCTTATTTCTTCTGAAGTTAAAGCTCTACTGTAGAACTTTGTACTTCCCACATACCCTCGTAAACCACTAGCTAACCCACCAGCAGCACCACCCATAAAGTTCCCAGACAAATGCATACCATCAGTATAACCACCACCAAGAATCCAAGGAGTAAAGCCAACAGGGGTTAATGTTCCTGATTTATGTAGCTTTGGACCTTGTTGTAATTTTATAACTCCAGAAACAGATGAAGAGTTATACTCGAAACTATTAGATCTAGCTAAAGACGGA